AGCGCATTTGGCGCCCAAAATTTTTCAACCGGAGTCATAAACATCACCGGCAACTGCACAGGCGGCTCAATCACCGGGGCGGTCGGAGCAAACAACGCCTCAACAGGCACCCTGTTAATTAACGCCGTGATCCAAGCCAGCGAATTTGCAGGCGGCGTCGGAGGCCCGAACCGCCAGCAAGTCACCCTCCTCACCGGCCCATTCCTCATCTCGCCAACCTTCGGCGTCAATCCAATCGCCAATGTCGCATGGCGCTGGGCCTCCGCGCTTAACAACCAAACCTACATCGAAGTCGGCACGCAGACGCTACTGCAAAAGCGCAACCTCGTCACCCCCGACAACGCCACCAATTTCCCCACCGCCAGCGATGTCCGCAGCGGCACCGCCTACGGCATCGCAGGAGTTCTAAGCGGCACCTGTGTGGTCCCGAACCCTGCGCAGGTTGCGGCGGGCACGCCCGTCGATAACACGGTCGGCACGCTCGCCGCCGCCACCGCAGGCGAAATCGCCACCGCCGTGCGATCCGAGCTTTCCGTCGAGTTGGGGCGGCTGGATGCCTCCATCTCGTCGCGCCTCGCGCCATCCGGCACCCTCGCCACGGTGACCAACCTCACCAACGCCCCCGCCTCGGTGACGCCTTCGGACATCTGGTCGCACGCCACCCGCACGCTCACCAGCGCCAGCGGGCCGACAGCCGTGGAGATCCGTCAGGAAATCGATGCGAACAGCTCAAAGCTGGATGTCGCTATCAGCAGCCGCCTCGCCGATGCTGACTATGTCGAGCCAGCCAACAGCGATGTCGCCGCGATCAAAGCCAAGACCGACGCACTGCCAAGCGATCCCGCAGACCAAAGCCTCCTCGAGGCCGCTATCGCCGGAGTCACTGCCCCTTCAGCGGCCACCGTGGCATCAGCCGTTCGTTCCGAGCTATCGAGCGAACTCTCGAAGGTTTCGGCTTTGAATACCGAGCGCCTCGCGAATGTCGCGACAACAGCCATCGTCGGCAACCTCATCGCCCAGGCGAACTCATGACCCCCGAGTCCGCCCTGAGCTTTGTCAACCACGCCGCGCGACAGGATGCCACCTGGCACCTGATCGCGCTCGTGGTGATCGGCCTCATTTTTGCCAGCGTGCTTTTCCGCTGGTTCACCCGCCGCCTTGAGCGCGTCGAGTCGAAGATGGACCAGCAAAACGAGGAATTCGTCACGCACCTTAAAACCGCGAACCGCGAAATGCTCGAAGTGATTTCCAGCAACCAGCAGACCACCAACCGCGCCATCACGATCATGGACCGCCTCGAGTCTAAACTCGACCGGCACAATCCCTGACCCTTTGACACCCCGCCGCGAAGCAATGAAAGCAATCCTCTTTGTCCTCGATCGTCTCAGCGAAAACAGCACCTGGCGCGGGCTGATCCTCGTCGCCGTCGCCCTCGGCGTGAAGATCGAGCCCGAACTTCAGAACCAGATCATCGCCGCCGGGCTCGGCCTCGTCGGCACGATCAACATTTTCCGCAAAGGAAAATGAACCCAAAACAAGTCGCCGCGACCGCAGTCATGCTCGCGTGGGTTTTTCTGGCGATTAGTTTTCTGAGTGGATGCGTAGCCGTCCCGATGCCCCCATTTGGCGACCGCGTCGGTGAAGCAGGCACGCTCCACATCCGCGCCACGGTCCGCTTCGAGCCACGCCTGACCGACAGCGAAGCCGCCAACCGAGACCTCTGGAACGCCCTCGGCGAATTCCAGAAATCCATCCCCGCGCTGAAAGACAAGTGATGCTCTCGCTCCTCGCCCGCTTCTTCATGCTGCCCAAGCCGGCACAATCCCCCGCGCCCGCGCCGAAGCCCGCGAAGCCAACATCAAAGCCCGCCAAAACCTCCGGCACCCTCAAGCCCGAGCCGAAATACTACCAGCAAACCAACAAGCGAACCCCCAACATCAGCGCCGGCCGCGTGATAAAGCCCACCCATGTGATCTTGCATCACACGAGCGGAGCCTATGCGGGCAGCGTCTCCTGGTGCTGCGATCCCGTCAGCAAAGTCTCCTACCACTGCATTGTGGCCCGCAACGGCAAACGCACCGCCCTCGCTCTGCCGAGCCAGAGAACATGGCACGCCGGGGTCAGCTCGTGGCAAGGCCGCAAAGACGCCAACTCGTTCAGCGTCGGCATGGCATGGGAAGGCGACACCTACCAAACGCCCTTGAGCGAAGACGCCCTCCTCAGCGCCGTCGAATATCTCCTCCCCATCATCCGCGAAAACAACATCCCCCTCGCAAACATCCTGCGACACGCCGACATCGCCCCCGGCCGCAAAGACGACTGCTCCCCAGCCGCCCACGCCGCCCTCCTCGCCGCTCTCAATAAAGTCCTTTAGGGCAACAACGGGCAACACTCCCGTAAATCATTGCAAAACAAACCCGAAAAAGCGACTTAAAATCCGTTTTCGCGAAAGCGGAGTGCGGGTTCGAGTCCCGCCGCCGGCAGAGCGACTTGTGACGATTTGAGCTAGGTTTTATGCGGCTCGGCGGGCGGTTGGCTTCTTGAAACAACGGGCGGGATGTGGCGGCTTGTGGAAGAAAGTAGTTGCGATTTCGGGCAACACGGGCAACAAGTGGGCAACAGACCATGAGCGCCTATCTTGTCACTCCCTACCCGCAGCGGCCTTCGACGCCTTGGAAGCTGACGATCCCGCAGAAAATTTTTGGCAAAAGGATCCGCCGGTTTTACCGCACCGAAGCCGAGGCTTGGGCGGCGGGGCCGGGGTTGCTGGAGAAACTTCAGAAGGGTGGGACCGATTCGCTTTCGGAGGAGCAGGCGAGGGGGATGTCGATGAAATCCGCGGTGCGGGATTACATCGCCTCCAAGGCGGGGGCTTCGGAGCGCCACAGGGACAAATTGGAAAAGATTTGCGGGGAGCTTTTGGATGCGTTCCCTGGCGCGGTGGCGGCGGTGTCGCCGATGCAGGCGGCGAGGGTCTTTGCGAAGATCAAGGGCGCGCCGACGACGCGGGCAGGGTGGCATCGTTACGCTTCGGGATTTTTTCGGTGGTGCGTCGATATGGAACTCCTCGACCGGAATCCATTTCGCCGCGTCGTGGCGCCGGAGGCGGAGTCGAAGCGGTCCCTTCTCACGGCGAAGGAACTGCGATCGATTCTGGATGCGGAGATGAGCGACGCGCTCCGCGCTTGGTTTCTTCTCGGTGCGTTTGCGGGGTTGCGGTCGATCGAGGTTCACAGGATGCGGTGGGAGGATGTGGATCCGAAGTCCGGCCAGATCGAGGTTCGGCGGGAGGTCTCGAAACAATCCTCGGGCCTGCCAGAGCGGATCGTGGACTTCACGGAGCCTCTGAAAAAGCGGAAGGATTTTTTCAAAGGAAAATCGGGGCTGATCGTGGTTGCGAAATCGCTCCGCCTTTATCGGGAGCGCGAGGCTCTGATTGAGCAGTTGAACAACGAGGGCATCGTGCCGTGGGCCATGCTGCCGGAAAATGCCCTCCGGCACTCTTTCGCTACCTACCACCTCGGACGGTGCCAGGATGCTGGCAAGACCGCGCATCAGCTCGGGCATTCCTCGACGGCTCTTGTGCTCAAGACCTACGCGGTGCCGTCTCGCAAAGCGGACTGGCGGGCTTGGTGGAGGCTTTAGGTTTCGCTGTTAGATCGTGGATTTGGGCTACCCAGTTCGGCGGGAGGAATTCCTCGTGGCCGTTGAGCGCGAAGAAACGGAACTCTCGGACGCTCTCAATGTCTTGGCACCAGCACTGTCCGGGGAGGGGACTTTTCCCTGTTCTTCTTCTTTCGCTTTCGCCTGCTCGACTGCGTCAGCAATGATGGTTGAAATGGCGGTCTTGGAGAGCCTCGATTTTTTGTTTTCTTCGGCCTGCCTTTTGACCACCCAAGCGTGCAGATCATTCGGTAAAGAGATGTTCAATTTCTTGTGCGTTTTCTCTTTCATATATTCCCACTAGTAGCACCGCGCACACTACCGCGCAAATTTTTCTGAAAAATATTTTCGCCCGCAAACCTAGTGTTCATGCGGATGTCAATAGAAATCTTCGTATGGGGTAAACACCCCATTGACTTTTTTTATTGCTCTACCGGTAGCACCAAGGATATCGGTAGCACCATGCAAAGCGCATACACAAAAACCAGCGTGAGCCTCCCGAACGAACTCGCGGAATGGCTTCGCCAGAAGTCAGAGCAAAACGGGGGGACACCGATCAGCCGCTTAATCGCGGCGGCGATTCGCCAACAAGTGAGCAACGAAAAACGGAGGGCGAAGAAATGAACCTTTCGGATGTTTATATAAACATGGAGGAGGCTCGGCGCCTCTCGGGTTTTTCCAGCCGATCGATCCGCGACTACATCAAGCGCGGTGAATTTGCGGCAAGCCTTCCACGCGGCCGGTGCGGTGGCTGGCACATCGTCCGCCAGTCGTTCCTCGATTGGTGGGGCTACCGCAACGCCTCCACCGCGAATCGCACGACGATCCCAGCACGCAAAAGGAGGGCGGCGTGATGAATCTCTATTACTGCCAAGCCAACGGCGTCTTCGGCCGGTTCGGGGATTATGTGTGGGCAAAGTCCCGCATCGATGCCGAGCTTGAATTTCAGAACAAGCACCACTCATGGCCGACTTCGACTCGGCTGGAACGGAGGGCGGCGTAATGGACTACGAGACCACGCTTCGCTGTATCGGATACGCAATCGACTTCCTGCAAGTCATCACCCTGCCGCTCATTTTGGCGGCGATCACTTGGAGGCTGGCACGATGAGCCGGTGGATCCCCGCAGCGGTTGAGATGCCGGATGAAGACATCGAGGTCATCATCCACACGGCAGACGACGATGTGGCAACTGGCTTTTTGGATGCCGGCGTCTGGCGGTTCACAAATGCGGCGCGCGTTCTGGTGCCGGTCTTGAATTGGCAACACCTCCCCGAGCCACCCGAGGAGGGCGCGAAATGAGCGCGTGGGAAGCTGTCCTTCTCTCCTCCATCGCCTTCGGCTCGATGTGGGCCTGCTACTGCCTCGGCTTCCGTGACGGGCGCATGACGGAGCGCCGGCGCCAAGAGCGTTACCACCGCCGCGAGGAGTTCGGGCGCGATTGGGACAACCTAGAGGATTTCGACTGATTTTGCCTCGCTAGGTCTCAAGGAGACCGCAGGGGCCAAGGGGGGCAGCGCATCCCAAAAAACGCTGACCAACAACAAACAAACCAGAGTGATATGAAAATTGTAAAAGGAAAACAACAACGGCCACAGCGGGTGGTCATTTACGGGGTTGAAAGCGTCGGCAAGACGACTTTCGCCAGCAAGTTCCCAAATCCTCTCTTCCTCGACATCGAGGGCGGCAGCAACCACCTCGCCGTTGACCGTGTGGCGGTATCGAGTTGGAAGGAACTCGGCGAGTGCATCCAAGAAGCCAGCCGGACGGATTACGAGACGGTGGTCATCGACAGCGCCGACTGGGCGGAGCGGTTGGCGGTTGAAGACCTCCTCGCTACGAACAAGAAGCAATCCGTCGAGGATTTCGGATTCGGCAAGGGGTGGGTGATGGCAGCGGAAAAGGTCAGCCGGTTTTTGACCGCCTTGGATGCGCTCATCGACGCCGGCAAACATGTGGTTGTCCTGGCGCACTCCAAGGTTCAGCGCACCGAGCCGCCGGACATCCTCGCCGCTTACGACCGTTACGAGTTGAAGCTGTCTAAGCAGTCCTCTCCGCTGGTTAAAGAGTGGGCGGATGAGCTTTGGTTTTTCCGGTTCAAGACCAAGGCCGTCTCGCAGGAGAACGGCAAGGCCAAGGGCATCGGGGGCAAGGAACGCATCATCCTGACCACCCACTCGGCGGCCTACGACGCCAAGACCCGCTCGGGCCTCGCCGAGGAGTTGCCAATGGAGTGGGAATCGGTGGCGCATGTCTTTGGGAAACCTGCACCCAAAACCTCGGCGCCTGCCGTCGAAATCCTCGGTGCCGAGACGATGGCGGCCATGGAGTTGTTGGAAGCCAACGAGGAGGCGGTGAATGCCTTCTTGACCGGCAACGGATCCATCCAAGAGGGCGAGACCTGGCGCAATGCCTCGCCGAAGTTGCTGGCACAAATCAAATCCCGCCCGCAAGCGCTCATCGCCAAGGCGACCGCCCAAATGGAGGTGGCGGCGTGAAGGGATTAACCACAGAGGACACAGAGGTCACAGAGTTGGTGGTAAAGGAGATATCTCCGAGTTCCCTGCCGAAGCTCGCCGAGTGCGCCCTGTTTACGGGCGCACCCGGCACCAGCGCGGCGGCGGAGCGCGGGACGCTTCTCGATCGAGCGATCCGCGAGCTTTTGGTTGACGATCCGACCACCTACGACGGCCTTGCCGCTGAGGATCAGGCAGTGGCGCGGTGGGGCGTGGACGAACTCCGCACCCTGTCGGGCGGCTACCATGTGGAAACCCGCGAGGAGCATCTCGGCATGGAGGTTCCTGGCCTTTCGAAGCCGGGAACGGCTGATGCGGTATGCGTTCGCGCTCAGTGGGTGGCGGACATAAAAACAGGCCAAGTCCGCAACTACCGCCAGCAGCTCGCGGCCTACGCCCTCGCCTGCATGGTCGAGCATTTCGCCAACTCGTGGACGGCGCATGTGATCTATGTCGATCAGCGACTCCGCCGCACCTACGATTTCACCCGCGACCAGGCGGAGGCCATCGTCAGCAACACGATCGCCGACGCCAGCAGCCGGTTAGCGGAGCCGACGCCGAATGAATATTGCGGCTGGTGCGCTCATCAAAACGGGTGCCGCGCCTTGGTGCGTCAATCCTCCGAGGCGCTGGCATTAGTCAAGTCCGACCTTTGTCTTACCGACATACGCGACCAAATCCTCGCCAATCCGGTGGAACTATCCGCCTTCGCCGCGAACTGGAAGCTGGCGGAAAAGCAGATCGCCGAGCCGGTCCTCGATGCGATGAAGGAACGCCTCGCCGCTGGTGAGGACATCCCCGGCTGGAAGGTCACGACCGGCGCGGGGCGTCAATTCGTGGAGGCCGATGCCATCGCACGGGCCTCCGCCAATGTTTCAAAAGAGACGCTCATCCTCGCTCTCGGCGGGAAGATGAGCGCCGACAAATTTCGCCAATTCTGCGCCGACGCCGGGGTGGAAGTGGACGAGTCAGCGGTGAAAGCAGGGGCACCGATAAACACCCTGCGCCAAATCAAATCCAAAAAATAAAATGCCTACCTACAAACAGAGTGAACCGAAACCCGTCTATTTCGTGGAGCCGGGAACCTACAAAGTCGAAATCGTCAACGCCATGGAGAAGCTCTCCAAGGCCGGAAACCCGATGATCAAACTCATCTGCCGCGTCGAGATCGGCGAGGGCGCCAAGGGGCCGGAAGTCCATGAGCACCTGACATTCACCGAAAAAGCCGGGTGGAAGATTGACCAAGTGCGCGAAGCCTGCGGGTTCGCCGTGGTGCCAGGGGAGGAAGTGGATGTGCAGCCCGAGGATTTCATCGGCAAGACGGCCACGGTCGTTCTTGGCGAGGAAGAGGGCGCCGACTCCGGCCATCGCTTTAACACCCTCGAGCGCTGGATGTCACCCAAATCCTCGGCGCCCGCGCTGAAGGCCAAACCCGCCAAAGAGACCGACGATATCCCGTTCTGATTTATGGGAATCATCACAATCGACCCAGAGTTCAAGGCGCTAATCCCCCCGTTAGCGCCTGACGAACTCAGCCAACTGGAAGCTAACATTTCGCGCGATGGATGCCGCGATCCGCTCGTGCTATGGGACGGAATCCTGATCGACGGCCACAACCGCCACGAGATTTGCACCCGGCACGGCCTGCCGTTTGAGACGGTGGAGATGGCGTTTGATGATCGCTCACACGCAATCGAGTGGGTTATTCGCAACCAATTTGGTCGGCGAAATCTCCCTCCATACATTCGCACTAAGCTGGCGCTTGTGCTCGAGGAAACTATTGCGAAACGCAGCCAACAAGGAAAACGCACAGATCTTCCACAGGGCGACAACTTTTTTCAGAAATCTGAAAAAAGTGAGCCGTTGAACGCTACCAAGGAACTTGCCGCCATTGCAGGTGTATCCCACGACACCGTGGCCAAAGTAAAAAAGATCGAAGCCAAAGCGACTCCGCAAGTTAAAGCCAAGCTGGCAACTGGAGAAATTAGCATCAACCAAGCGCACAAGGACATCGTTAAAGAAGAGAAGCGGGAAGAAAAGCAGCAAAAGCTCCGCAACGCGGTTGAAGAAATCGCGAGCACTCCTGACTTTCTGTCCGTCTGCGACATCAGGGCTTGCTCGATGGCGGATTTATTCCAAGGCATTGAGCATCTTGACGCGGTTGTAACAGACCCGCCCTACCCAGAGGAGTTTTTGCCGCTGTATGAAGAGCTGGCAAGGCACTGCGCGAAAATTGGCGTGAAGGTGGTTGCGGCCATGGCAGGGCAGAGCTACCTGCCGCAAATCTACGCGGCCATGAGCAAACACCTGAAATATCGGTGGACGCTCGCCTACATGACGCCAGGCGGCCAAGCGGTTCAGCAATGGCAGGCGAAGGTCAACACATTCTGGAAGCCGATTCTGTTATTCGGTGAAGCAGACGAATGGTTTGGCGATGTCGCCATAAGCAAGGTGAACGACAACGACAAGCGGTTTCACGGTTGGGGCCAATCCGAGAGCGGAATGGTCGATCTGGTTGATCGGCTAACCAAGCCAGGAGACCTGATTTGCGATCCGTTTGTTGGAGCCGGAACTACGGCGGTTGCGGCTCTCGCTTTGGGCCGTCGATTCATCGGATGCGACATTGATCCGTTTCATGCGGAAACCGCAAAGGCCCGTGCATTGCAAGCATTTTCACAATTAAAAAAATGACTACTCAAGAAAGAACAGGGTGGAGAGATCAAGCATTGAGCGAACGCCACCGGGAGTGGGGAATAAATTGTCCTGCTGTGGACTTGGATTTCCTGATGGTCGAATACGACTACGGGAAACCGGCTGGCATTATTGAATATAAAAACTTTAGAGCACGGCCTGTTTCAAGAGTTCACCCTACAATCCGAGCGCTTTCGTATTTAGCGACCCGCGCAGAAATCCCGTTTTTTG